ATATACAGTTGCACCTGGAGTTTTATTCGTAGGAGATGGATCCGGAGCTGCTGCAACTGCAACAATTGGTGACGGAGTTGTTGGAGTAGTTACCATTACAAATGGTGGATCTGGATATACAACTTCTCCAACAATTACATTTACGGGAATTTCTACAGTATCTGCAGCTGCGACTGCGGTTGTAAGTTCTGCTGGAGTAATTACACAAATAAGATTGACAAATACTGGTCTTGGATATACTGTACCACCAACTATAGTAATTGGAAATCCATCTCTCAGTTCTTTTGGAGATTATATCTTTAATGAAGTTATAGTTGGTTCTATAAGTAGCACAACTGCAAGAGTAAGGGCTTGGAATTCAACCACCAATCAACTTGAAATTTCCAATGCATCTGGAGAATTTTTAATCTCAGAAAATATTGTTGGATCTGCTTCTAGTGCTTCTCATTCACTAAGAACAATTGATACATATCCAGTTAATGATGGATATACCGATAATAGGGATATTGAGTCTGAAGCAGATTTGATTATTGATTTTAGTGAAAAAAATCCTTTTGGATCTCCTTAATATAAATATATTTTATATCATTAAATACCAATAGAGAGTTCATAGAAATGTTTGAGTATTTTTACAACGAAATTTTAAGAAAAACCATTATTTCTTTTGGTTCTCTATTTAATGGTATGAAAATTAAACACACAGATTCAAATGATAATGTTGTTAGTGTAATAGATGTTCCTCTTGCTTATGGACCAACTCAGAAATTTTTGGCAAGACTTGAGCAATCTCCAGATTTGAATAAACAAACTCAGATAACATTACCAAGAATGTCATTTGAGTTTACAGGACTGACTTATGATTCATCCAGAAAATTAACAACTACTCAAACATTTGTGGCAAAAGATCCTGATAGTGGAACAGAAACAAAAAAAGCATATATGCCTGTTCCATATAATATGCAGTTTGAATTGAGTATAATGTCAAAGTTAAATGACGATGTTCTTCAAATTGTGGAGCAAATTTTACCATATTTTCAACCATCATATAATATAACAGTAGATTTAGTATCGAGTATTAATGAAAAGAGAGATATTCCCATAGTTTTGGAAAATATCACAATGCAAGATGACTATGAAGGAAATTTCACAACAAGAAGAGTTCTCATCTATACATTAAGATTTTCTGCAAAAACATACTTGTTTGGTCCAGTACATTCTGCATCAAAAGATATTATCAAGAGAATGTCTATCAGTTATATTGCTGGCGAAACAAACTCCACCCCATCAAGAGAAGTTGTCTATTCGGCAAGTCCAAGAGCAATTAAAAATTATACTGGAATTGTTGTTACAAATATATCCAAAGATATTACAATTGAAGATATTTTAATTACAGTAAATGATGCAACTTCAATTGCTGCAAATACATATCTTGATATAGAAGGTGAAGAAGTTTTTGTAAAATCAAAATCTGGAAATGTGCTAACTGTTGATAGGGGAAGAGATGGAACAACAATATTAGGTCATGTTGCCGGGGCACAAGTAAAATCAATTACATCATCAGATAATATCCTCATCCCTACAGGTGATGATTTTGGATTTAGTGGATCTACCACGTAGTAGATTAAAATTAAAATGACAAATAAATTTGATAATTTGAATGAAGCATTTAATGTTACTAGCGAGATAGTATCTATCGACACGGAGGAATCTTCTGCAAATAAAATAGAAAAAGTTACCTCTGCAATTGATGATGTAAAAAAAGATTATGAGTACACAAGGGGAAATTTATATTCCCTTATAGAAAAGGGGCAGGAAGCAATTAATGGAATTCTTGAACTTGCCAAAGAAAGCGAAATGCCCCGTGCATATGAAGTTGCTGGGCAATTAATAAAAAATGTATCTGATGCTACTGACAAATTGATGGATCTTCAAAAGAAACTAAAAGATATTGAAGAAGATCGGGGTGTACGGGGACCTACAAATGTTACCAATGCACTTTTTGTTGGATCAACCGCAGAACTTGCTAAACTTCTGAAATCAAAGCAATTAGAAGAAAATAAATAGATATAAATGATTTTCTAAATGTCTGAATATAAAGATGATATAAACGATCAGTATTTACCTTCAGTAGATGATCTAATTGATAGTGGAAAAAATTTAGAAACAGTTGATAATTTATTAGACAATCTAAAGGAAAAAAATCTAAAATCTATTGATGATTATTTTTGTGAAGAAGAGGATGTCTTAGAAGAAGATATTGATGATAATCTTCCATCAATAGACGATTATATTGAAGAAGTAATAGAAGAAGAAGCAATAGAAGAAGAAGTGCCAGAAGAAGATTCCATAGAGGATTTAAAGGTACTTATAGAAGAAGTGAGAAATACTATTCCAGAAATTCCAGAATTTAAGTCGTATGATGAAGAAATACTACAATTATTAAATTTAATTGAAAGCGTACAAAATCAAATTCCAGAACCTGTAGAGGTTCCAGAAATAAAGTATTATGATGACGATATTGATCTTTTAACAGAAAGAATTAATTATATAAGAGAAACTATATTAAATTTACCAGAAGTAAGATACTACGAAGAGGAAATTCAATCAATTGAATCAGAAGTATCAAATCTTCAAGAAAAAGTGGATGAGCTTCCAAAAGTAAAATATTATGATGAGGATATTTCAAGACTAGACTATAAGATAGATGATACCGTAGATTTAGTTGATAATAAGATAAATGATCTTTCTGAGAATATTGATGTCAAATTCTTTGAATCTAAAGTAGATATAGATTCAAGTATTAATCAGAAAATATTAGATTTAAAAAATTCCTTAAAGAAAGATCTTGATTTATATGAAGTAAAGATATTAAATCTTAAGAATAATAATGAAGAAGATGTAAAATTTGTTAAAAAGCAACTTAAAGAGCTATCCAAAAATTTAGATAAAAATTTTGACAAGAAGATTGAGGATCTTAAGGGGGAATACACATCATTCAATACCAAGTTTGGACAATATTCTGAAGAAATTGAGAAATTAAATTCATCAATTTCAAATTTTCCAAAGGTAAAATATTATGATGAAGATATAAAAAAAATTCAAAAAAATGTTTCTTCTATAGAAGATTCTTTTAAAGTTGAATTAAAAGAACTTCAATTTATTGTTGAGAATATTAAATCCGAACAAATTGAACTTAAAGAAGGTCTTTTAAATGAACCACCAGAGACTGAGAATAAGGATTTATTAACTCCAACAGATCAGAAATTTGCAACTCTTGAAGATTTATCAAATCATTATAGAGTGTTTATCAATAGAGTTCAACAGCAACTCTCCACATTAGGTGGTGGCGGCGAAACACGCCTTGAGTTTCTTGATGATGTTGATAGAGATAGTGCAAAGGTTGATGGTAAGGTTCTTGCTTATAATGAAACAACAGGAAAATGGATTGGTACAACAGGTGGTGGGGGTGGTTCTCAAACACTTGATGATACCTTAGGACTTGGCAATACTTCCAGTCTTGGAATGTCTGTTGGATTAACAACAGCAACTAGATTGATTGTTGATCCTGTCGGAGGTGGAACAACATTTACTGAAAATTTGGTTGTTAAAGGTAATGCAAGAGTTACTGGTATTCTTTCAATTGGTACTGGGACAATTACATTAGACCCAAAGGATAATGCAATTGTTCTTGCTGATGTGAAAATCCGTAGAGATAATTCAACTGGTAATGTTAGATTTTTAGATACTCAAGGAAATTTAACTAGTATTATTGTAAATACAGTAAGAGTGGGTTCTGGAGATTCTTCAGTATCATTAGTGGCAAATAATGGTAAAATAGTAGTTGCAAATAATAACGGCAATGTTGTTGCTGATGTCGGTATAACATCAACATCATCCATAAACACTACTGGAATTATTACTGCAAATAGTTATTATGTGGGTTCTACGCAAGTAATAAATAGTGCAGGTCAGTGGGTCGGTAGTGGATTATCTGTATATTCAAATATTGATGCGGGAGTACCCAATAGTGTTTATGGAGGAATTCCTGTGATTGATGGTGGGAGTCCCTAA